TAGACAACATGTCTTTCTTAGTGATTTTAAATTTTTTAAACCCGGTTTTAAATATTCCCGGAAAAAAAATAGGCGTTATTTTAAATATTCCCGGAAAAAAAATAGGCGTTAAAAGTATACAAAATGGCTGTTATGCGCAAGAACAGTCTTAAGGCTGAACGCAAGGACAAGAAGAATGGTGGACGTAAGGTCAGTAAGACACGTCGCAGTCGTAAGATTGGGGGTGGTGATAACGCCGTAAAGGCTTTAATGATGGTTCTTCCCGAAGAAGACAATTATGAACGCATGGCTAACAATAGCAATGATTATGATGCGTTTGTAGAGTCTCAAGAGGAAGCTGCCACTAAGCTTAACGGCGAAATGGAGTCATTCTTTATCGAACTATGCAACCGTGTAAAGAGTGGCAAGATGCGCACTATGGACCTTGAGTCAGGTGTCTCTATGACCGCCACTTACGTATTTTTTGACAAGAAAGGAAACCTTGTTGTTGCCAATGAACGTTAATTTACGTTAAACTTTGATATTTTAGTAAAAATTGATAATAATATTTTGATATATTTGATATATCAAAATGCTAAATAACTACATTAATATTGAGAATAATAACAATAACGAAGTTGCAAATAATATAATTCGTTACAATCTAATTAATAATTTTGCGAATAATAATGCTAATATTGACCCAAATATTGCTGTCGAAATTAACAATTATACTAATATTATTGTGAATCATAATCCACAAATTCAGAATCATATTCTTACCGAGCTTGAGTATCTTATTCATACCTATAATCCAAACAACGGGCTTGTACAGGTCAATTGGGTTATTAATATTGTGAATCGGCTGTTTAATCACCGCGATTTCAATTACAATAATGGTGATAGACTCATCGTGAATAATGTTCTTGGATTTATCGATACAATGAATCTAGATGAGCTAAACTATATGTATCACTTGCTTTCTTTGTAAATAACGTCTAAACCTTACCTACCAGATAACGCATCATTCCCTGTATATCCTTTAAAACTGTTAACACTTCTTTCAAAGTGTCAACAGACTCCTGTGGTTTGGATTCTGTTATTTTCTTTTTCGGATTATCAATTCCTCTATTTTTACGCATTTCATGGCGCATAATTGCGTCAACGATGATTTCTTCAGCTAAACCTGATAACTTGATTAGGTCCTCAACATTATGGGTTTTTGCATCATGCTTTTCTAAGATTATAGTTTTCAGTTGACTTTCAATATTTTTAGGTGAACGATTATGTGCCAAGGCAATTTGTTCCAAGGTGTGTTTCTGGTCAACAGCCTTTAATAATTTGATAATTTCATCAGGTTCCCAATTTTCTAAATCACGGTCAACAGTTGGGCCGTTCAGGCCTAAAAGAAGGGGTGTTGACTGTGGACTGAGTGAACAGATAATTGGGTCGCTCTTGATAAAAAACCATTTCATATCGTCGCATATAAGGTGCCATATGCGGTCGTATTTGTATAGTTTTTCATGTGAAATTTGGAGTTTAAGAAAGGGAATTATTTCCTTTTGTTCAAACTGTTGACAGATTTTATACATAACATAATGAAATGAAATGTGATTATTCTTACAATGTTTTAAATAAGTTGGTTGCATAGCAATTAATAGTTGCTTCATCTTTTCCTTTGACTTTACCGTGATTTCTGGTACAGCCTTATATTCTAAGGATTCCAAAATTTCCTTTTCTCTTCCATAAAAATCAGCAAAATCAATATCTCTTATAAGTCTAGCTATTTTCGATTCTGTCATGTCTGGTATATGAACCATTCCATAGCGCTTGTGAATCTGTGTTCTTACAATTTCTAATACATATTGCGGTATTGGTGGCGAATTTAATTCATAAAGCTTACGTAACCATTCATTAAATTTTGTAATAACTTTTTCTTCGGACATTAATGAAAGGCTGTTAGTCCTTGTGTTTGTTTTGCTTTCAATCTTTATACCGAATTCATTACGACCAGTCGATGGTTATATTGTAACTATGTGGTCCATAAAAATTTTACAGTCTGGAAATTTATGTTTCAAATTATCTAAAATTTCTTTTGTTGGATATATATTACCTATATCATTTTGATAAACAGTATTAAGATGTGTTCTATTGAAATATGGCACGACCGGATGGTCATTTATACCATGTTTTGTGAATCTGTAGATATATTTTTGAGGACCATTACTAGATAACCTAAAAATGACCTCCTTTGCAATCAAGGTGGTGACTTCGTCAACGTATTTTCCTATATTTTGTTGGTATATTGCTGTTTCTACAGCTTGTTTAAACACTTGTCCTGATTGAAGTTGATTACGCCAAATTGGAAACTCCATGTGGGTCTGTTTAGTTTTGTTTCGTTCTTTTTAGGTCTAGTCTGAACTTATAAAATAGGAGTAGATAATTCGTCGTATTGCTTCTAGTACAATTTCTGGTGTTAACTCTTTTCTAAAATGCTTGGGTGTAATTAAATTGTATCTTGATAGCCAATTGTTAAAGTCATTTACGACTCTTTCTTGAAGTGGTAGTGACATAAAACCCTTCACAACAATATACATATCTGGAGTCGGGTCAATATAAAGTCCTTCAATATGTTCTGAGCCATAAAGACCTAATTTTGTTATTGTTTCATTCGGTTGTACTTGTGTGTTTGGGTCTTCATAACGTAGATGAATTTTTTTTGATGGTTCGTTCTTTAATGAAAACTCAAAATGATTACTTACTGGAATGTGTAAGTCATAGGGGTTAATTGAATATATCAAATGCGATGTTAAGACCTGGTCATCATAAAAGTTAAAATTCCAAAATTCCTTATTATTATAATCATATATATTACCATAACGTTTTTTAAATTGAATCACAACTGTATTTTTATCAAAGACGTTAAATCGTGTAGGCTCATAGATTTTGAAGAAATTATTTCTCCGTTTCATTTCTGATTCACGGCTACCATTTAGAAAACTAATCGGTACAACAATAATTCCTCCTATTGGTTGGTCGGTGAAGAAGAAATTTATGAAAATTTTATAAAGGTCATCACAACCATAGCGTGCGTAAATTTCTTTATCTGTTGCATCTTTCTTTTTTAACTGTGGCGGTCTAGTAATAACATAGGCTCCACCATAACGTATTTTTGTGTCAAAGACATCATTTTTCATGACCTTAGGAAAAGTAGGGTCCTTATCATAGGGTATAATAATATAGTCTAAACCTAACCATGTAATGACTTGACCATCGCCTGCAAAGGGTTCTATAACAACCTTGCCTGGTGGGGGCTTGGTACATTGGTCAAACAAAATATCTACAGGGATTTGGTAAGACATATTGCTTATTTCTAATATTGCTAGGGTTACATCAAATTTATTTTGTTTTGGCTTAAACCTATTTGGTCCTAATGTATCAGAGACATGAGTGATTTATCAGCTATTCCATGTAAACACCTAACTATACCATATTTATATTTTATGGATAGTGTCAATTTAGCTGATTTATGTCCTATTGTTGGTCAGGAAAATATTACATGTTTTGATATTGTTGATACTGATAAAAGGATTGTTTCTATTCTATATAAACCTGCAGATATAGCCAATAGCACACGTAGTATGGTTATGTTTAGTAGTGGAAATCTGCCTAGTGATGTTAAGAGATTTTTTAATCGCTGGTCTTGGAAACGACCTGAAGCCCATATATTTTGTGTAAGCGACCCATATTTATTTAATAAAGGACAGACAAAGGTTGCTTGGTTTATGGGAGATTTTTCAGATAACGCACCCATGATTCATCCTATTTTATTGAAATTTCATCAGCTATTAAATATTGCTTTCTGTAAATTTATTGGTTCAAGTTGTGGTGCCTATGCAGCACTACAATTTAGTGCATTGTTTGAAGAAATCGCTCCTTGGACCCTAACCTTAGCAGTAAATCCACAACTCAATCCAAGTGAACTTAGTAAACCACGTACAGACCTTATTGATGCTCATTATGGTAGACCCATTGACTGGTCTATTAATTATGATTCTATTAAGAAAAAGGTCAATAAGGGAAAACACCTATTTACCGTTGTACAGAACCGCTTTGATAAAAATCATTATAAAAAATATTTTAAAACCCATAAAGAACGTCTTGTTGAAGCAGGTATTCAGGGTTGGAGCTTTCAAACACCTGCATCAACATTTTACAGTGATTCTACCATTGACCATCACAATGTGCCCCTCTATCAAAATACTGCATACGCTTTTATAGATTGGATAAGCACTAGTGATAAGGGTGCAATGACGGAGGCTCAAGTATATAAACTATATAGAGAATTTTAGGGTCTGTGTGGTATAATTATCCATTTAAAAAATTTTATATTTTAAATGGGTTGGGCTAAGCCTATACAAATGATTCCTCTTGAAAGACAAGTAATTCAGGTGAAAAGAGAGACTATATGGGGGCCAAAAATACGTTTGCTTCACAATAAACCTGAACTTGTGCGCCCCGAAATGTCACCTGTTGTGGGACCTATGCTTAAAGACCTTTGTGGAAATGTTATTATTTATGATTATTTCATACGTAACGGAGTCTTTTACATGATATCTACATACTGGTCCGATTCGTCGCCACATTTGACTGTGCTTATCAATGATAATCCTGCTTATGAAAAGGGCTATCAAGAATACATGCCATCACGACACTTTAGTTATCCTACAGGTAATACAGGTCTAGTATGGGTTACTATTAATGGTGTAAATTATGAACTTATGCCTGAAATAATTAAAGGTGAATCACATAAACATAAATTAGTAATCGTATTAAATTTTAAACATGAGTCAGCTTCTTGGATTCGGCGATTTTTAGATTACTATAAAAAACAGGGTGCCGATGCCTTTTATTTTTATTACAATGGTTCTGTGATGCCTGTTGATTTACCACAAGGACCTGATATTTTATATAGATTATGGGATTGTAAATTTAAAATTTTAACAAATCGCTTTATACATAGCGCTCAAACAGCAGCATATTGTTCATTTCGTTATAGATATTATGATGATTGTGAATGGGTTGCTATAATTGATTTGGACGAATTTATTTTTGACCTAACTGAAACTGGTCGTATTGTTGATATTTTGAAAAAAACTGAGTGTGACGTCATTATGATTGATAATTATTGGGCTTCAGTAGGACCTCTAGGGGGAGGAATTACATATTCTCTTATATCCTGTGGCTTTGCTTACGATAATGGAAGGACAAAATGTATTTACAATACGCAGAAATACAGAGATGAATGGTCTATACATTGGCCTAAGAACGATTGTAAGATGTTAAAATCGAAAAGACTTGGATTTTTACATATTATTGATTGTTTACATCCAGACAGGAAAGGCTCTTTATTACAGCCTATCAAAACTACTAAGGCTATAAAAGTATCGCAATTACTCTAATTGTTTCTTAACAAAATTGATAGTTTTTATATGTTCTTTATTATAAGTATCATTTAATACATTTTTTTCATTGTAATATTTTCTTATATTATTAATGCAGTCAGAACCTTCTTTACATGATGTAATAGCGTCACGGCTTTCTTTATGGAAATCAAAAGGTATATCGACAGAATTCCACCACTTATCTGAAAATTTACCAAGAATTTTATATTTATTTATATATTCATCAAAATTACAACTTGGGTAATGTAATATTTTACCTATTTGCGCTGATTTTTTCAATCCCTTATCAAAATCATGGACTCCTGACATAACTGCCTCTGAATTTACTTTTACAGCCGATTTACCATTTGCATAGGCATTATATGTATTATTATCTGTTTTAAAATTAACACCCATACGAAAACAATTTGTATAGTTATCTTTCGTGGGAATCATTTCATAATTTTTGAAGTTTATTATATCATATGCATTATCAAATATCGAATTCAGTGTATATTCTTCACAATAAAATAATTCATCTGCATCAATATTTAATAACCAATCTACCTTATCTTTTCTAGCATAATTTCTTACATTGGTAAAATTTAAAATTTGGCGACTCATAACCTCATTTATATTATTTTTATAATAATCCACATTTTTTAATTTATCTAATTCATCTTTCCATTTCTTGTCGTTTTTAAATATTTTTATATTATGACTATTTTGAATATTTGAATTTTCCGTCTCATCATCAAATACTATATACATATTATCAAATCCAATCTTGACATGATATTTTATCCAATCATTTAACTTATGAGGATTTTTAACAGTAGTAGCAATAGCTATCTTTATTTTTTTTTCTGATTTAGGATAAATACATAAGACAACAATTACACATAAAATTACCACGAATGGAAGTAATATATATTTTGATTTTGTAATACTCCATAACGTTTTAATTATTTTTTTATATTGTATCATAAATAGAACCTATTTATTTACAATATAATATTCTTTGTTTTTATCTTTCGGGGACTAACGTCTCATAACGTCTCATACCGAATTTAAGTAATCCCAATCAGGGGAGTAATTAAATTCGGTATAATAGTAACCATGTCAAATACTTAAGTTAAATATGTGACGTTAACATAAAATATGCACATTTAATATGGATTATAAGCAAAGGTTTGTGGGGTTTTTAAAATTCATAATAGATAACGATATTAGGCAAGTTAATTATTTCTTAAAAAAAGGTTTGGAGCCAGATAACATTACTGATATTACAGGTAGAACTGCTCTTTTTATAGCATTAGATTGTAAGAATCCAGAAATGATTGAAACCCTTCTAAAAAATGGAGCTGACCCAAATTTATATATAGGTAAATATAATACACCACTAGGTTATTTTCTAACAAATATAGAGTCAGAACGACAGCTGGAATATATGGAATTACGCATTATTTTATTACTTTTACGATATGGGGCAAACCCGGAACTCAAGATAAATGGCCTACTTAATTCACATATGTTGTTAGAAATGTTCGGTTATGAAATAAAAGGAATTTATTTAACTACTAGAAAGCAAACAAAACAAATTTCAAATGATGTTTGTATGCTAGATGATTCTATTTACAATTCAACTGATATAGAGTTTAAAGATATTATTGATTCTGAAATTATAATTAATTAATTTCTATCATTTTTTCTGGGTATTGAAATTTAAAGTGTTTTAACCAACTCAAGTTTACCATTGAATATTCACGTCTAAATACACTACTTCTAAGATAATAACCAAAGGCAGCACCTAATGCACATAGGAAGGAACCCCAAGTCATATCACCTATTGTCATTGATAAAGTCCAACCGTTCAATGTAGCAAAATTTGTAAGGTCATATACACCGTACATACATAATCCCAATAAAGCACCTCTTGCTACAGCTGAGCCTAATTCACTACTTGGTATTATTGCAAACATGACTACAGCAAAGGGAATTAATACATATATCAATAGGGCCGGGACCACTCTTAGTGTGGGAACTGTTCCTTGAACACTTCTGATTAGTTCATCGTGATAGCTTTTTCTGTTAAAGAGCCACATGAAGTCGACTAAAGCCATAAATATGGCTGTACAAATATATGTTAACAACATTCCTAAGATAGCCATATTTATTTTTTTTAAAAAAAATAAATTACAAAATTAGATGGCGAATTTGTTAACAATTGTTTATGATAAGAATGTAAGAGTAAAGGGGCAACTTTTAGACCTTAAAACAACGTTTAATCAACCTTCTATACATATAAAACGTAGACCCTTAAAACAATACACTTTGATTATGGCAGACCCTAATGCAAAACCTTCAGATTTTTTACATTGGTTAATTGTCAATATTGACGGTGATAATTTTAGTGAAATAGTACCATATTATCGACCAACACCACCTTCTGGAATTCATAATTATATATTCTATTACTGTGAACAGACTGGACCAATAAATTTGAAAACAATTTCCGGTCGTTCCGGATTTAACACATCTCAGTTTATTTTAGATAATCGATTAACTGTTTTAGAAAGAAAAAGTTTTAAGGTCCGTGCAGGTTTTTAAATCGTCGCTTAAACGTATATTAGTAATACTTTCAAGGTGCAATGGCTGATGATTTTCTACAGCTAGAAGGGTTTGCAGGAAATATAAAGGATTCTGTATCTATTATTTTTTGTGACAATGCTTCCAACATGTGGGTTCCACATGAATTTATTAATGGTGAAATTGTTACCCGTATTTTACTTTATAGTGAGCACAGTCCAGGAACTAGAGCACTCTTAGCAACAGAAACTTGGTCTATGACAATGTGTATGAGTGGCGTGGCTGGTGTTAAAAATTGGTCCATTTTGGCGTCTATGTGTAAACATATGATACCACCATTACTTATTGTTGTAGCACCTGATGTAACTGTTCCTTTAGCTTTTATGGGTCATTTAAGTTCAGAAACAACCATGTTGGTATATCGATGGATATCTGACCTGGGTAATATAGGTGTTCCTGCGTCAACTGTGTTCTTTCCACTTCAAATTCAGGCTGGGCAAATTGTTATTGCACAAAGGTCATTATGGAAAGGGATGCCACTTAGAACGGGTGATATTAATTTACCGCTTATTGTCCAGGAAACTAGACCGCAGGGTCTTTGCTTAGTCAGTAGTATTGTAGAAGGCGGTATTGTAAATGTTTCATGGTATAGGCCACGTGATTCAGATATATTAGTTGCGAAGGAACGTCAGGATTCATTAGCTATGTGGCTTTCCGTCATTAGCGATAGGGTTGTTTCCTTACTTAAAAAATAACGATTCAAACTGTATTTAACGGTACATAGAAAATATCATTAAATGGTTTCTGCCATTTACAAATATAGCTTTCAAAATCATCACCGTTCTTTGAAAGCAATATTTCACTATCTATACTGTACGAATTCTTTGCAAAGGCTTGAATTATATCGTCAATTTCAACATAATTTAGACTCAGAGTATTGTGTTTTTTAGTTTTCAAGCCCAAGATTTTGACTGCATTTTTAGGCCCATTGCCTATAATATATACCTTATCTATATTTATCTTGTAATATCTACAAATTGTTGCCGTTATGTCATAGATTGTTAGTGAACCTAGACCTGTTCTGGTTTCACATAAAGTACTGATATCTGTAAATATTTCTTCAAAGGTCTTATTTTTATATTTTTGAAGATTTATATCATTTAATAGGAGGGCTTTCAGCTTTGATTTATTTCTACAATGACCAAAAGCTTCTGACCAAATACTCATCTGCTTACTTGACTATAAGAAGTACTGTAAAATATTCAATTTTATAAACAAAATCTAAAGATGATTTATTTTAGAGATATAATGGAACTTACTGATACTGAAAAGGTTGTATTTGAGTACTTATTTCAATTACAAGAATCTGGTGAAGTAAATATGTTTGGGGCGCCCGGCTATATTATACGACAGAGTCAATTTGCTGATATTACCTTGGTTGATGCATGTAATCTTGTAGAAAAGTGGATGAGCAATTATGAAGTGATTAAGGCAATTATGAAGCCTGATGTTCTTGTTTTCAAAGATGAGTGCGGTCACGAAAAAAACTAAATCCGGTATTAATATAGAATGACTTCCGAATATATACGTTTATTTCTTCGTGTAAATAAGTCGTTAAGTGAATCATATAAGATGGACAGTGAGCAGAAGCCTAAATCAGAAGGTGAGCTTTTACAGCGTGATTTGGGTGATTTAGACGTATGTTCAAGTAACCCTAATGTTTTTTGTGAAACAGGTATGATTACTAACCTCACTATTACATCATCAAATCCTAGTGGACCTGTACCACCACCTTATGATACCACATATGGTTTATATATAACTTTTTCATGGAATCCGTTACCTAACGCTACATCCTATACTATTACGACTGATGATACTCCTGGTAACTCATTAGTCATATATACTGAAGGAACTACCAATGCGACTCTTTATTTCAATCCTGTTTTACCATATATTACTGTTACTGTCACTGCGGTTACACCTTGTGGTAACACTAGCTCAGCAGTCGATGCCTTACCTTGCTTTTTGGCTGGTTCACTTGTTTGGATGTCTGGTATGACCACAAAGGCTATTGAAAATGTTCAGGTTGGTGACAAAGTAATCGGTGCCTTTGGTGAAATTAATACAGTGTTGGCTCTTCATCGTCCTTTACTAGGTGACGCATTAATGTGCAAGATTAATGAGCAACACCACACAACAAATCACCACCCGCACATTGCATTAGATAGAAGAATCTACAGTGGTAATCCGGCATTAACTCAATCTGCTTGCTATAATCAGGTTCACCAGGTTATAGATGCCAGTGGTAATCTTGTTGATAGGATGTTGGAAGGATTAGTCGCCGGACGCGTTCAATTAATGACTTTGGGTATTGCGCTCAAGACAATAGAAGGAGGTCGTGTACTTAATATTATGGATACATACAACTTACCTCCTGAAACTCAATTATATAATTTAGTTCTTGATGGAAGTCATACCTATTACGTCGATGATTATGCAGTTACTGGTTGGCCAAATGAGGACGACTTTAATTATGATACCTGGACACCAATTACACCGGACGCAAATGGTGTATTACCAGTTAGAGTCAAACCTACGTTTGACATAGACGTGAGTGGTAATCTATTAGCTGTTACTGTAGCAACAAAGAAGGTTTTATCATACGTAAGCGGTAGTAAACCCGTTCTTGAGGGACCTACCGGCTTAAGTGGGGCCGTAGTTGATGTAAGTGGAACCGTAGTTGATGTAAGTGGAGCGGTAGTTGATGTAAGTGGGGCCGTAGTTGATGTAAGTGGGGCCGTAGTTGATGTAAGTGGAGCTGTAGTTGATGTAAGTGGAGCCGTAGTTGATGTAAGTGGAGCCGTAGTTGATGTAAGTGGTGGCCAACCGGTTGTTTAATTGAGATAAATAACAGGTAAATATTTATTTTTTTATTATATAAAATTAGATTTTATTAAAATTTAATTTTAAGATATTTTTAATTATTCAATAATTAACGGCGGTTGGCCTTGCGACTAGCCTTGCGACTAGCCTTGCGGTCCTTCTTGTCCTTGCGACTGCTTCTACTGGCACCACCAACGACGGCGGCGGGCGCCTTCATGGACTCGTGGCGCTTGACCCAGGCGCGAACGCTGGCGTTGTGGCGCTTGTTGTGGTTAGCCTTCTTCATGGCACGTGTCTTCATTGTGCGCTTGACTGGGGCCTTGACTGACATAGGCTTGACTGACTTGGCCATGGGCGCCTCAGCCTTGGGCGCAGCATCCTTCTTGCTGAAGAGCTTGAACTCACCCTTCTTGGCGACGTGGCCAAGCGCTACTAGGCGCTTGATGGCAACAAGGCCGGCAGCGTGGGCCTTCTTTGAAACGATACGTCCGTTCTTGTTCTGCATAAGGTCCTCCTTCTTGAGGCCACCTGATGTACGCAAGGCAGTTCCGTGGAAAACCATGGCCTTTGTGCCAACTTTTACGGGTGAAGCGGGCATTTTTTCTACAGTATGTCTAGAAACTTTTGTAGCGTGGTCGGGGGTTTAGCTAAATCTTTGGGTGCGGAGGGAACCACCTGATTTTCAAACCACTCTTTAAACATCTCTAAATCGTGCGTTGGTTCAAGTTGTTTAGCACGAATTTTACCGCGATTTGAAAATTCTTGATAGAAAGCTGTATCTGTATTTAAACGATTGATTAACCTTGACCATTCTTGGATGTTATCCCTTTCAACAAAAAGAGCAGCGTCCTTACAACACTCCTTAAGACCGGGAGTAGGAGCTGCTATGACGGGAATTCCTGATGACATGGCCTCAATTGCGGTTCTTCCCCATGTTTCTTCTTTTGATGGCATCAACAGAATTTTTGTTTGTGTATAAACATCCTTTATTTTTGGTGTGTTATCTATATATGTTATATTTGTAACTGTATTATCCTCAATTTGTTTCCAATAAGAACCACGCACTCCAAGAAATTGTACATTTGGTGTAATTTTAGCTATTTCTATGAGAATTTGACCACCCTTGTTTTCATTTAAATTACTTAATGTTACATATTTTGGTTTATGTTCCTGTACTTCATATTCGTGCCAGTCTACAGGAGGTCTTAATACATGATATTGCATTTCACTATAATCTGAAAACGATTCAACTAACGAATCACAGTTAAAAACTGCCCAACGATATTTTTTCTTATCTGATTTATTTAATTTTCTCACATTCATAGTAAAGGTACCTCCATGTAACCAATCTATGTAGGCTAAGCCATACTGTTCTGATAATTTTATGCATTTATCACGAAATGAATGCGTTGAAATAACATGTGAATGAAGCATAACATTGTGTAATAAAACACGGTCATCCGAATTGAATATATGGACACCCTCATATATTTTATTAGGGTAACCGGGAACACCTACCCATACTTCATGGCCGTTTTTAACTAGCAATCGGTTCACTGTGTGGGCACAAATCTCTGACCCAGCATTCCAAAAGGGCGTATATCCATGTAACAACATGACTGAGCGTGATTTTGCGGTGGTTGGTTTTAAAACCTTAGATTCATCGTAATTTTCCCATCCGTCAAAATTTATTATTAGGCGTTTATTTTCATCAATAAGGATATCTGTTGACATTTTTGAATCATAAAATAAAAAACAAGATACTATTAGAAAAACTAGCAAACATGCTACATGGAATTGATAGCTTTTTCTAAACAGCATTTGCCGACCCTAATTTTAACAGTGATTTTTTTGCTTTTGCTTTTGCTTTTGCTTTTGCTATTACCAACTTAAATATATTATAATGTAAATAATAGCAAGATGAGTTGTTTATACGTCTTACGATTGGATAAGGAAGGCTACTACTATATAGGTAAAAGTGATGAACCATCTGTGGCCTTTATGAGCCATTGGTCTGGTAAAGAAGCTGAAATTACCAGAAAATATAAACCAAGAGGAATCGAATTAATTATAGAAAATGTGTCTGAAGATGAAGTTTATAGACAAATTAATAAATATAAGCTACAGTATGGATATGGTAAGGTGTATACGAATCTTTTGTCCATTCTTTCGATAAATAAGGACGAATCGATTGACTATAGACCTCTTTTTGATAGAATAATGGAAAAAGAAGATATATATAGTATATGTTGTAAAAGAAATTCCTATTTTAAAAAATTACATTTCGCACTTCGTGAATTGGTCGCCTTTGATAAGTACACTACAGCCTAAGGTTGCTCTTCTTCCTTAATGTTTTATCTATCCATTGCTTGAACCAATATGAATGTATACAAAGTAATAAAGATGTTACCATAGCATATGGTTTTTTATACAACCATAGTGCTTTTATAATGTGAACATTATATAAAACTCTAAATATAAAAAAATTAGCGCCGAAAAGGTTATTTATAAGGTCGCTATTATTTATTCGTGATACGTCAAGTATCATTGTTGGAATTTCAAAAGGAACAAACATGTAAATTATATTTGGTTGCCTTGTTAAATTTATAAAGCAGATAAGACCTGTAAATACTGTATGATGAATGTATCCAGTTAATAGATTCATATTTTTCCTGTCAAAAAAATGGCCCAAAAATAGGTCTACAGCAAAATATCCTGCAGTATAATTGGTTAAGGTGTAATTAGGGGCTTGTTCTAAAAAATACTGTACGCCGTGAAGTTGCCAGTTCCAAAAACTATAAAGTGAAAAGATGGATAATATTGTTGAATTTAATAAGGATACATAGACACGCGCCTTACTGTTAGGGTAGTATCGTCTCATTGTTGAATAAAAGAAACAGTATCCAAAGAAGCTTTGGAAGGCGACCTGCATTAAAATTCTTCTTTATTTTTACTTTATACTTGTATTTTTTGAAGAATTATTATAAAATTGAAATAATATTTTGTATTTTATAATACATCAAATAGAAAGATAGCAAAATGACTATTGAGTATTCTAAGAATTCTGAGGGACATTTTGTATGTACGCACAATGGCTGTACGAAGACGTGCGCACGTCAGAACACTATGTATTATCACGTAATGCGTCATCGTAATGAGTTTGCATTCATGTGTAAGGAGTGTGACAAGGGTTTTATTCAGAAGTCAGCGTTTCTTCACCATATGGCAGCTGTGCATCCTGGAAATATTACGATTAGTATTCCGAATAAGAATAAGAATCGGGACAACACGAATAGTGTCTCTGAGGACCCCACGATTGACGTAAATATTGATAATAATGCCAATAACACTGATATCAAGATTAAGAATCCCTATGAGGGACAGAATTTTACCTGTCCATGCTGTCAGCATGTGACACGCACCAAGGCAAATGCGCTTGTTCATTATGCACGTCTTCACGCAAAGGATTGGATTCCTACATACAATAAGGACGCTGGGTGTACTCATTGTAACAAGACTTTTGATTCTATTGCAGCCTACCTATATCATTGTACGGGTTGCGTACCTACGAATAAGACTCATCGAGACAATATTTCGCGGATGATTGATAGCATGTGATAACCTCCAGCAGCAAAGGCCATCATTAACAACATTTCAAAATACTTACGACTTGTGCTTTTTCCGTTATACCCTATAATGAGTAACAAGGGAACTAATAGGAAAATATGTATATAATTTATCCATGGAGATTTGCCATCCATTATTTTTACATAGGCCTTGTACATTTGATAAAATCCTACAAAGATGCCTAAACCGAAGATTATCTTGAAAAGCGTTTCGGGAATCTGTTCACGTGCCAAACCGATATATAATAGAAAGGGTACTATTATGGCAAGATGAATAATAGCCAAAATCATATGTGATTCCATCTTTTGCTAAACCTAAGTATATCATAGATAAAAATTGAGCAGATAGTTTTAGTCTTATAATGACAAAAACATTCGGGTAAGGATTATGACACTACCTGCAGACAAACTCAATAACTTGCACGATTTTATACAGCATACTTGTGAAAGATACAATATTGACGAATCGCATGGTCTAAAGCACGCTTTGGGAACGGTAAAATGGGCTGAAAAACTCATGTCGGGTCTTACTGATATGAGAGACGATGAACGTATAATGACTATTTATGCTTCAGCTTTACACGATATGTGTGATTCAAAATATCGAAATGTAGAGGAAGCCTGTGATGAGATTTGGGCATGGCTTTTAAAGCAGGGCTGGTCGCAAACTATGAGTAATAGTCTGATTCAGATTATTACAACTATGTCTTATTCAAAGCTGAAACGTCGAAAGGTTGAAGGTCAACCCTTTGCTTATCCAAATCACGGAATCTATCAACGTGCCTATCATATTGCACGCCACGCAGACCTTTTGGAAGCCTATCGTGTGGTACGTTGTTATTTGTATTCAAAACATCGTATGCCTGAGGCTTCTGAAGACGAACTGTGGCAAGAAACAGAGCGTATTATTTTGGACCGAGTATTTAACTATGTCAATGATGGATGGATTTTCCTAGAGGCGGCTCTGGTGGAAATACCGGCTTTGGAGGCAGAGGCCTTACGTTGTCTCAAGGAACGAGATGTGACATATACGTTTTGACTGTATGGATTTTATAAAAAATTGAACTTAATAAGTTCTATTTTTTAATAGTAAAAAACCAGTATGTCTTTTGTCTATGTTGTTGTTGAAAACGGAGAAACGTATCCAGCTGTATATTTGCGTTTTGATAAGGCTGTGCATGCTGTAAAGGAAAAGCACAGGACATACCTTGAAGGGTATATAAAGGAGCTACAGTGTCTTGATGATATCGAAAGCATGTTGGCTGATATCAATAAGCCTGAGGATACTGTAAAAGGTATTACACACCTGTATATTGAGAAGGGAATTAATATTGAAATTCACAAACTTCCTATTGTGTAACGTCTAATACCATGTCAAACACTTAAAGTACCCTTTTATGGGGTACTTTAACTTAAGTGTTTGACGGTAAGTTCGGTATTTGCTGATAAAAAATGAAAGAATACGGTGATTTTTCATTTTTGATAAAATGGGTAATACAGATTCTAGTCCGTTAAACAGTGATAAGCCAGGACCCCTGGCACTAGAAGCACGTGGCCTTCTTGAACGGGGATTTCATGAGGCTGCTATGGCGAAATACAAGCGGTCCTATGATTTATACAAGGAAGTTGGTACACTTTCATCTGCTGGCAGGTCTTTACGTTTGGCTGCAGAAGCAGGACTACAGATGACTGCACCCGATTATGAACTGGCTGCTACAGCATTTGAAGAGGTTGGTACCTTATATCTAGCTAATAAAATCACGTCATTTTCAGTAAAAAGCGCCTATGCTAACTCTATTTTCTGTCTTTTGGCTGCAGGACGTGTAGCAACAGCAAAGGGTAAGTACGTTGAATTTGGGTCCAAGGATAGCCAGTTTGAATCATCCTTAGAGGGTGTAGCCAGTCAGGCTATTTTGGAAGCATATCAAAATGGCAATAGGAATCAGGTTCTTGACCGCGTGGAAGCATTCAAAGATGTAGAACCAATGCCACCATGGCGTTCAGACTTACTGAATAAGATTATTGAAAGACTATAAGTGAAACGACCATAAGTGAAACGACCATAAGTGAAACGACCATAAGTGAAACGACCATAAGTGAAACATATATAAAAATTGAAGTCATGTTGTTTTTATATACTTATATTAAAACAGGCACAATGTCATCACAGTGGGACCAGGCAATTTCGAAGATGTTCCAGATTTGTTGGGAACATCGTGGTCAGCTTCCGATTCCTTCTTCGTGCAGGGATTATCAGCTCTATGAATTATATGATGAGATGTGTTGGCAGTGGTCCATGTACGATGATTTGATGAAGCGTCGCGATGATATGGATTTTGATGAGGAGCGTGTGATTTTGGAGAAGCTAGACTACTATGGCTCAATGATTGATGATATTGAGTATGAGTTTGAGCGACGACCGTGGCTAACTTCAAACACTTAAAATTATGGTCTAAACCTAATATATAGGTATATCTAGTATGATGGATATACCTAAATCTATGATTTTTTATGAAGATGGAGAACAGTATGTCAAAAATCTGCATTTTTCAGAGGTGGGAACCTTTATTCGATTAAATACAAATTTAGCAAAAAACAATATGAGGACTCTTATGAAGTTGGCAAAGGGATTGGGTATATCTAGATATACATATCTTAGAAAATCACAATTAATAGATGAAATATATAAACATATACAGTTTCCTTAACCTTGGTAATCTTTTTTGTGTATATAAAACGTAAACAAAAAAGATATCTACCCATTGCGGGGGTCGAACCCGCGACCTTGTGGTTAAAAGCCACACGCTCTACCAACTGAGCTAAACGGGTATGACTTACGGGGACTGGCACTAGGTCGTGTCAATTTTTGATTAAAAAACCCCAAAATATGGCCTTTTTGGGACATATTTTGGATTTTTTTTCAATTAATCTGCCACATTTTTGATACTACATAGTAGTATCAAAAATATATGCCCCTTTTGAGAATTGAACTCAAGACCTACAGCTTACTAAACTGGCGCTCTACCTCTGAGCTAAAGGGGCTTGCCTCCACTGAGGATTGAACTCAGGGCCTACAGCTATATGGACATACAAAGCTGGTGCTCTACCACTGAGCTATAGAGGCTCTTAACCAATAAGATTGGATAAGAGCCAAAAAATATATTTTGCGTCCAGCGGGAATCGAACCCGCGTTTTAAGAATGGAAATCTCAAATTCTACCACTAAACTATGGACGCATTGCGCATACACGCTATCAGCTATTAGGAATAGCTGATAAAGAGCATTGGTGGTCTAGATGGGGGTCGAACCCATGACTTTCGCGTTATTAGCACGACGCTCTAGCCAACTGAGCTACAAGACCTACTACAATCTATACTCAGTGTTTATCCCTTAAGTCAATTTTTGGCTAGTTTTTCCACAAAATATTGCCGGCAAATACTTGTCTGATTGACAAAATTATATTTTATACTATAGAGATATTTCAATAATGACTAAGAACTCCCTTTCCGTACCAACTATAAAGCATTTTATAGGTATATTAATATTTATTAGTTTTATTGTATTAACCTATATGACACTTAGAGGTGCTGTAAATTATAATCGTAATACACATTGTAAAAATATTCCCGATACACAATTTTGTGGACTTAAAAAAATAGATTTATCAATACCTAAACATTTAAATCAAGAAATTTTAGCGCTTGTTCCATTACCAGTTGGAAAGCGCGTTACAATACCAGGATGGAAGGCTGGACGTACAATTAATACAATGGATGTTATGAGACGTCTTCCTAAAGTATATGGTTGGTATCTTCATTTGGAAAATACTATTAGTAAAATAATAGGTGAAAAAGTATATGTCACTTCTGAAACCTTACCTACAACTTGTGCAATTCTTATTTATGAAAATGACGATGATTTCATAAATTGGCACTATGATGTTAACTATTTTAATGGTAGATTCTTCACTCTGTTAATACCTAGTACTATCACAAATACATGTACTACATATAGCTATTACGATAGTGATAATAATATTAGGGAAATCAAGGAGGAAGCTGGAAAAGCTATTTTATTCGAAGGTGATAAGATATTTCACATGGCAACAAAGTTCTGCAATAAAGGGCAAAAGCGTGTTATGATGTCTGTACAATTTTCTACTAATCCGTCAATATCTTGGTATAATAGAATTCTTATGAGGGTGAAAGACTATGCCTATATTGGATTATAGCAATCTTTATGAGTCTACGCTAGACTCATAAAAAAAGATTATAGCCCTACCGAGATTCGAACTCGGGTTTCTGGATTCAAAGTCCAATGTACTAACCAACTGTACGATAAGGCTATATAAGACCCAATGGTCTTTATCAGATTTTATGAAAACCTTATAAAGAATATTTGGGCGAAGAGGGATTTGAACCCTCGCGGATTTCTCCAGTGGATTGCACAGTGCCTTTCAGCACAAGAATAAATCTTCTTGAGACCACCACCTTAACCACTCGGTCATCCGCCCAGGCTATTTCTAGCTAGTTGTATGTAAGACATACACTTAGCTAAATATAGTTAATTCCGATACCGGGAGTTGAACCCGGGTCTTAGCTGTGAAAGAGCCGTATGCTAACCGTTACACCATATCGGATAGCAGGTTATATTATAACCTGTTATCTATATATGTTAGTTCCAATACCGGGAGTTGAACCCGGGTCTTAGCTGTGAAAGAGCCGTATGCTAACCGTTACACCATATTGGATAGCTAGCTAATATATAGCTAATTATCTAATATTATATATTATTGTTATGTTTTTATTAGGTGCTTTTATTGGCCTTTAAGAAAGGTCAGTAAAAGCAAATACTAGGTGTGGGGATCGAACCCACGCGCTTTCGCATTGGGTCTTAAATCCAACTCCTTAACCACTCGGACAACCTAGTTAGGTGGAGCTATTCACTCCACTTGACTAGGTATTAGAAGGCGACTAACGTCAATTTTTGATGAAAAGCACACAAAATTGGCTCTTAATGCTTGATTTTTTGACTTTTTATTCAACGACCGCCTGCACAATTACATACACTCTTTGAGTCTTTAAGTTATTTTATTGCAGTGTAATTTTTATATTTAATATAT